GTCGGGAGTAGGGGTCGGGAGCCCTCACTCCCCTGGGGTTCTGGGTGTCGTTGCTTTCGGCGTTCGTCTTTTCAGTAGGGCTCCGGTTTGCGTTGGTCGTGTTCGTGTTGGCCGTTCACTTTCGCGCGATCTTTCGCCGCGTGCTGCTCCGCGTGTGTTGTTGCAGCCGGAGCAGACCACATCTATGTCTGCGAGCCGGACCGTCTTTCCTTGTTCGATGCGTTGCCAGGCTGCCGGTGTGTGGTCGGCGGTGAGTGTGTCGGTGTCCGTGCTGCCACAGTCGGAGCAGAATGGTTGTCGCTTGCGGGCGCGGATCGAGAGTTGCTGCCAACGATACGTGTAGCCACGCTTGCTCGTGCTTGTTTGCGCTCGTCTGTGTCGTTCGGTGCTCGCTCCGTGATCGCTGTAGTTGTCAGGTGCGCAGTCGGAACAGAACGTTCCGCTTTCTGTGCTGGCGATGAGTTCGCCACAGTTACGGCATGGCCGCGCGAGCCCACTCATCTTGTTCGTGTTGCTGCCCTTGCTGCTGCTGCGCATGGCTTACCTTGCTTCGGCCTGGTCTGTGGTTGCTCTCATCACACTACCGACAGGGTGGGACAACCTGCTCATCTGGTCACCGTAACGGCGTGTCGTTGTGTTGACCGGGTGCCAGCAGGCAGGGGGTACTGTCCTGTGGTCCCGGGGGGTATGGACGAGGGGGGTCTGTGTGTACCCGGTGGGTGTGTGGGGCCCGGGTAGGGATGGGGGTCCGGGTACCTGCCCATCCCTACCCGGGTGCTGGTGTGCCCGGGGCCCTTGCCGCTTCCCGGAGCCGGATCGTGCGGTGGGCAGGGGTGGCCCCCCGTTTGGGCGGAGCCAACTTCCCGTCTGCCGTCACGTTATGGCGGTATAGGGTTGCGGCCGCGCTACGGGTATGACTCGCTTGCGCCAGGACCGGGGTCTTCTGTGTTGGGATGGGGAGCGCGTCTCCCTAGGCTCTGCACCTACTCGTACCCGGGTCTGCCTTCACTACGGCATCACCAACACTCGGTGTTCGGCTGACAAACGATAGGGGCGCGCCGTCCTCCCCGCCAGTTTCTAGTCGGAGTCCTGGCCTCCCGTGGCGCACTGTCTGGCCGTACGCTTGCCCCCGGTCTTGGTCGCGGGCTCCTGTGAAGTTGTCTACGCGGCGAGCGCTAGTCGCCGTGGTGTGTGGCTCCTGTGTCGAGCCGTGTGTCGGTAGCGATTGTGCCGCTCTCGTCGGCGTGCTCGTACAGCCGTAGCGCGGCGGATAGTGTCTGCTGGATCGCCGCGACATGGTGTGTGGGCTCGGCTCGAGCCAGGTTGGGGTCGACGTTATGTAGGTATAGGTGGCACAGGTCGAGGGCCTCACGGCTTGCGCGGAGTAGGGTTAGATCAGCGCGTAGGCTCATGGCTCGGTGACCTCGCGGCGTACGGCTTCGGCCACGTCGCGGCGGTAGAGTTCAAGCGCGTCGTTCAAGGTGGCTTCGGCTTGCTCGTGTATGGCTCGTGCCACATCGCTATCCGGGGAGTATTTGTGGCGCACGCGTCTCAGTAGGGTTAGCGCGTCGTTCGTGGCGCGTGCGAGTTGTGCCTGTGTCGACAGGCTCACACCCTCATAGCTCATTACGCGTCGCCGTCGCAGAGTAGCGCGGCGTCGTCGGGGTCCGGTGTGAGGCCGCGTTGGGTGAGTCGGTGCCCCATCTCCTGTGAGCGATTCTCGCGGGCTCGCCACTCCGCGAGAATCGATTCCCAGTAGTCGAGCCAGTCGCGGCAGTCACGGCAGGCCCGCACTCCGTTGACACTCTTTAGACAGTGGGCGTCGTCGTCGGGCACGTCCTCCAGGCACATGTCGCACATGGCGGTGTATCTCATCGTGCGCTCACCACATCGCCGGGGTAGGTGGCCACGTCGACGTGTCGTCCGTGCTGGGCGGCGCGTACTTTTGTCCCGCCATGAACGCCTCTAGCGCGGGTGCTGGGATGCGCACCTGACTGCCAACCTTGACGGCGTACAGTTTGCCCTCTTTGATGAGTCGACCGAGCGTGGACAGTGACACTTGTAGAACTTCGCACGCTTCGGCTCGTGTCACCATGCGCGCGTAATGAGGTTGTTGGACTGCCATGGTGGCCACTGTAGCAGAGTCTCGGCCCACCGTGTGTCATGCCACGCCGACCCGGTTTACTGCCCGGCGGCTTGTGTGGCGCGATGGTATCCCCATACAAGTAGCGTGTGGATGGTGCGTTGCTCGCCGTCTGGGCAGGTGAGCTCTTTCTGTAGGAAGCGGGTGACGGCCGCGTCGGCGAGGTTGTTCTGCACTTCTTCTTCGCGGGAGGCCCAGATCATGTAGTTGGTAAAGTCTTTGTGGTCGAGGATCGGGTTGTACGAGGACAGGACGTCGCGTAGTTCCTCTTTCGTGGCCATGTCGAACCAATCTCCTGTAGATGAGTCGCCACCGTTTCCGGTGCCGGGTTTGCCGCCGAACAGTGCTGCGGACCATGGGGATGCGTCGTCGTAGCGGCTGTGTTCTGAGGACACGGACACGTGTACGTGCATGCTGTGTGGGTTGGAGCCGCTGTAGTGTCTCCAGCGCCATGCCCCCCGGGTGCCGCTGGCTATGCGCCGATTACTGATGATGTACTTCACGCGCCGTTCACGTCCTGCTGCGCACTCTTGCCGTAGCCGGTCGGCAAATGTCCACGAGTTGAACCCGTTGGTCGGGTCGTGGGTGAAGTCTCGTGCGGTGACGATGCCTACGCCGCGTCGTCTCACCCATGGGTTGTGGTCACTGCTGCGGCTGGCGTGCGCGGCGTCACCGATGGAACCGTCCGAGCGGCGGCTACGGTTCGGGTAGGCCGCGTTGATTTGCGCCAGTAGTTGGTCGAGTGATTGTGCTACACGCCAGGACATCATGCATCACCCTTGACCGCGCTTGTCGTCTCCGTCTTCGTCTCCGCGTCGGGCACCGCCGAGATATGTGGCGATCGCGCCGATCGCCGCGCCGAGCGATGTTGTGAGCAACGCGGCCGAACCTGTGGATAGGTCTTGATCGCTTTGGGTTGTGATGTAGCCAATCGTTCCGGCTGTGATGGTGAGCGCAATGGAGACGCCTGTGGCGAGCACCATGGCGGTCCGGCCGCGCCAATGATCCCGCGGCTTCTTGTCCTGCACATCGGGCCCCCTGCGCCTTTCATCCGCTTGGTTGGTATCTGGCGAACGTTCCTTGGTAGTGGTGTAGTCGCCCGGCGCCGTCTGTCCATGGCTCAACGAACCCTTCGAGTTGCCACCGAACGTCGCGCCATGTGATCGCCTGGCATCCGCGCGATTCGATGTCCGCTTCGGTGTGCATGTAGGCGGTCACGTGAGCCGAGGTGATCTGCACTCCGATATTTTGGTTCACTTTCTCGCTTGTGCGTAGCGGGATCACTTGCGCGCGAACGTTCTCGGTGTCTTCGCCCGCGTCATGCTCTACGGTGATCCGGTCACGTAGGATCATGCCGACACCCTCCGGTACCCGTTCAGCACAGCACGCTCGGCTAGTGTCCAGCCGGTGAAGCCTTGCCGGTAGCCGACACTGCCGATGAAGTTGTCCAACTGTGTTGGGTTGGCGTATAGCCGCATAGCGGCAAGGGCGACGACGGCGCCTAATGGCGGTGCCACACCCTCATCGGTGACCCCTCGCCCACGCGTGTACGCGGACACGAGCAACCGTGCTGTGAGCACGGCTTGTGTCAGTTGGTCGGTGTCCTCGCCTTCGCCTAGCCCGACCATGGCGCGCACATTGTTCACTAGTTGCTCGGTTGTGACGCCGGGTCCGGGCTCGGGCTCCGGTTCGGGCTCCGGTTCGGCCTCGACGGTGACGAGTTGGGACGCGCTTGCCCACGGGTCGCCTGCCCACTCGTAGGCGTGATCTTCGTCGGGCGCTTCGCTATCGCCATGGAAGATGCCTCGTTGATCGTTCTGTGAGTCGACTCGGCACTGCACTAGTGACAGCGCCTTGCCAGTGTTCACGCTGGACAGTTCGAGGTACAGCCAGTGCGGCCCATCCTCAGTCACCGGGTCGAACGGTGCTTTATAGGTGGCCGGGTTGTTGCCTTGTTCGATCGCGAAGGCGAACCCTGACTCGTCATGTCCGGCCGCGCGATCTTTCGTGAACCCTACATACAGCGAACCACTCGCAAAGCGTGCCTCGTACTCAACCCATAGTTGCGGCGTGTCGCCGGATTTGAGTCCGTGAATCGGCACAGTGAGTGCGTTAGCGGCGCGTCCCTCGTGCTTTAGACCGGACTCGTGCAGCGGGTTGCCTACCTTATCCCAGCCTCCCACTTGTGGTGAGGTGTCTCCGGTCGCTCCTTTGCGCCATTCCCCGGCATTCCCGGTTGGGAATGCCGGGGAGACGCATAGGTTACGCGCTATCGGCTCGGCCATGATCTACCTGTCACTCGGCCGGGTCGGTGATGCCGGTGAATGCGACGATCCCTTCGGCGTTGATCGGCGCGGCGTCGTAGCGCGCGACGACGCGGATCGCTTGCTGGTCGTAGTCGGCGTACCGCTCGGTGAGGATCTTCACCGAGGGTGCCACGTCACGCGCGACGGCGATCTGTGACATGTCCACGAGCGCTCCGAACCCTGCCGGGATGCGCGGCGACACGCTTACCGGGACTCCGAGCACCGTGAACGCCGCTGAGGCTGCGGCGTCGGGCTGGAGCATGTAGCGGCCGTCGTTGTCGGTCTGCGCTCGGAGTGCCATGAAGTCGGCTGGGCGGAGCACGAGCCGTAGCCGTGTCTGGTCGACGTTTGCTGCCAGCGCGAGCCCTTGCGCGGTCAACACGTCGTCGATCGTGAGCGGGCCTCCCACGGCGTGTGTCTGTCCGGCGTAGGTGAACATGCCACGCGGCGTCTCGGTTCCGTCACCACTGTTGGACAGTAGTTGGGAGTCGATCTTGGCTGCCACGTCGGTGACGAGTCGATCTTGCAGCGCGGCGTCGAGTGCGACGACGGACTGCCGTGCAAGTTCGTTGCTGTAGCGGGTGATGACCTTGACCGATTGCATGGTGGAAGGCAGCAACGTCGTCTCGTCAAAGTCGGGATCGGCCTCTGGAATCTGGGTGTTCTCTCCGACCCATTCCAGATTCTCGGCCACGGACGAGGGCGCGGCGGGAACGCGTACGGGTGAGCCGTCTGTGTCGAACACGCGCGGTCCGGCTGCCAGAAACACGGATCGCGCTTCCAGTGGTTGCGTGAGGATCTGTGCGACCTGCTCGCGCGTCAGTTCGCTAGCGGTCGTTGTGGACACGGCCATGATGCCAACCTTCCAGGCAGTGCGGGATGCCTACGTGAGCACGGGGGTACATTTCAGGTGGACATCCGGTCCGGCCGGACCGTGGCATCTGGCCGTGGTCCAACATCTTCACGTTAGCACGGAACGTCCGACGATGGGGGGCGTTAGGCTTCATCCGCGTGTTGCCCGGTGGTGCCGCGTCGTGCTGGTGTGTGTGCTGCTGCTGTGCCTGTGCCGAGGATGGCGGCTGCCATGCCTACCCATAGTGGCGCGGTTTCGTCTGTCACGACGCCGTAGACGATGAGTAGTGGCATGGCTGCTGTGGTGACGCGGTATATCCACGCTCGTGTGGCTTGTGTGAACACTGCTGTCCCGGTCCCCTTTGTCTATGTGTTCGCTCGTAGCATGGCTGCGAGGTTGACTGGTGCGGTCTCTGCTCGGTCGTGCTGTCCTATGTCGCCGTTCGCTCGTCGCGCGGCTAGGTGTGGCTTGCGGGACAGTAGCGCGTCGATCTTCTCGTGGATCTGGTCGGTGTCGCTCGGGTCGGTGTCGGTTGGCCATGGCAGGTCGTCGGGGTCGGCTAGGCGGCCGGTGGCGGCGACATGGTTACGCCACAGGTGTTCGGACAGTTCGGCTACACGGTTCTCTTCTGTGGAGATCCGTTGTCGGTAGCCGCGTGCTTCCTCGCGTAGTTCCTCGACGTAGGACCGTGGGAAGGTGTCAGGTTCGGGGTCGGGCTCCGGTTCGGGCTCCGGGTCGTCCCCGATCGGGGGGTCTGTGTCCGGGCTCGGTGGTTCTGTCATGGTCGGGATCCTTTGCGTTTACGTCGGACTATGCGGGCACGGGTCGTTGGCTGCATAGGCAGGCTGTGTGAGTGAGCATGGGTAGGTGGGCGGGTAGTTCGCCGTAGGCTGCCCAGTCGGCGCACAGGTCGCAAGCGTCGCCGCGTGTGTCGCGTTCCCAGCCGCGTATCGAGTCGTCGGCGTCGATAGCGGCGCTGTAGCCACGGTGGCCGGCCTCTATCGGTTCGGCTCGTGCCATGCGTTCTAGTCGCCGCGCGATGTCGGCTCCAGCGATGGTGGTGCCTAGCCCGGTGGCGAGTCGGTCGATGCTTGTGTGGTGCGGGTCGACGGGTGCGGCGATCGGTGTGCCGCGCGGGTTTGTGTTGGCTCGCACCCATACGGCCACGGCTGCTAGCGCCACGTTCCATGCTTGCCCGTTTGCGCGTGCGATGATGCGCGCGGCTGCCGGGGTGAACGCGTCGACGGATAGTTGGTCGGGCACTCGTGCCCACAGTGTGAGCACGGCGCGTGCGGTGCGGTTGCCGATCTTGTCGAGACTGTCGACGTAACTCACGGTAGGAGTCCGTTCAGGTCGAGCCCGGCCGTTTCGATGCGTTCCTCTGTGCGTTGCTCGATGATCCGCTCTATCTGTTCCGGTTCGTAGCCCATGGGGTCACGTAGCAACGGTCGTAGGGGAACACCCATGCCCTGCAGTTTGGCTGCCGCATCGGCCGCTTGTGCTGGCGTGCGGGTCTCCGGGCTGGCCCATTTCGGCAGGATCGTGTCTGGCACATCGACGGTGCCTAGGTTGATCGCGTTGAGCCAGCCTGCCACTTCGGACCATGGTCCGGTTAGGTGGCGTTGCTCCGAGTATGCGGTGGCGGTGAGTTGCGTCTCGGCCGCGCGTATGGAGTCGGCTGTGGGTGGCTGGTCGCCGTGCAAGCCGAGGTAGTGGGCGGGTAGGCCGGACAGTGACCCTATCTGTTGTGTCAGGTTGGCCAGTAGGTCGGAGTATCCGTCTAGCCCTGTGGACGCTAGTTGGCCGAACTTTGTTTCGGGGTCTTCTGACTGCAGCAGTCGTGACTCTCCGAACGGGTCGACAGGGTTGCCGTCGTCGTCCTCTTCGATCTCTAGTCCGGTTGCCCATCGTCGTGGGCGGGCGAAGTATTCGCTTGTGACCATGGCGTCTTGTAGGGCTTTGGCTACAGCGTCAGTCAGGTCGAGAATGTCCGCGACGAGTGAGGTGCCGTGCTGGTCGTCGCCGGACTGGTAGCGGATGAATGGCACCATGGGCACGACTCCCCATGGGTTGTCGGTCACGGATTCCACTTGCCAGCCGCCGGACTCGGTTGGGGCGTGTTTGTCTGCGCTGTAGCGGGTGATCCGGTCTCGTTCAAGTAGTAGGGCGTGGCTGCGGTCGCGGGAGTGCCAGCGTCGTACGGCGGTCTCCACTTCGCCGTCTGCGGGGTCTCGATCGACGGCTGCGGTTAGTGCCGAGTCGTGCATGGTTACGGGCCGGGTCGGGTTGTTGCGGTGTCCCCACACGGTGACGAACGCGGCACCGTACAGCGCGCGATCGATGTGGGTTAGTTCGGCTCGTGACGTGAGCCCTACTCGGTTCCACAGTGCCCATGCCGTCTCGTCGGTGTCGTCCTCGCTACTGGTGTCGGTGAACCCGTTGACGCGGAGCCGGTCGGTCACGGCGCGGATCACTAGGCGCGGGAAGTTCACGGACAGTCGCGTGAGCCGCGCGTCTAGGGCCTCGCGGCTTGCGCTGGTCATAAAGGCCGCGCGTTGCTGACCGTTCCACGCGTTCTGGTATGCGGCGAGCGCACCCTTGCGCTCGTCTAGGCGCTGCAGCATCTCGGCTAGGTCGGCCATGGTGGCGTGATCCTTTCTATGAGTGAGCGACGACTCGGCGCCGTTTCGGTGGGTTGGCAAGGTGCCACGCGGCGCGGTCGTATGCCACGATCGCGGCCACTGCTGCATCGATCTTGCGGGTGCTGCCGCGTTTGTCTTTCGCTACGAGGTCTCCCATGGGTGTGCTCTTTGCGACGCAGTTGCCGATGTGGCGTGCTACGTCGGGATCTCCGTCATGGGTGAGCCGCTGGTCGATCACGGCCGCGTAGAAACGGTCTGTGGCGGGCGCCATGCGCGCGGCGTGGGCTGTGTTCCATTCGATGACTCGGCCGCCGTGTGTCTTGGACCACTCTTCGAGTTCGGTTCTCCATCCCCACGGGTCGGCGGCTAGTTCGAGAACGTTCCAGCGATCGAAGGCGGCTGCGACCATGCCGGACACTTCGTGGCGTGGCACTCTCCAGCGCGGGTCGGAGTCGGGCGCTTCCCATAGCGCTACCGGGAACACGTAGCCGTCGACGGTGCAACCCATGAGCGCCGTGGAGTCGCCGGAAGCGGACCCGTCGAAAGCGAGCACTACTGATTCTCGTTCGTCTGGTGTGCCACGGTCGGTGTCGGCTCGTTGTTCCCATAGGCCCCACGGCAGCCAGGAGTCGGCTCGGCCGGTCCACTGTCCTAGTCGGTAGCGCCGGAAGGCCGCTTCGCGGGTTGTGCGTAGCGTGGCGGCGATCGCGTCGGTGTGTAGGAAGTCGCCTAGCGCCGGGTTGCCCTCTTTCCATGCTTTCTCGTCGTCTATGGCGCATCCTTCGGGCGCGGCGTATTCCACGAGCCGGAAGGATTTGTCATCGGGGTGGGCGCGGCCGTAGTCCACGAGTCGCCACATGATGCTGTCCACGGTGTCGGCGGGTGTGCTGATCGCCATGGTTAGGCTTTGTTCACGTTTACCGGCTGCTAGGCTGACCGCTTCCCACACTCGTTCGGTGACGACGTGTAACTCGTCCACGATCGTGAGTGTTGGGTCGTGCCCTTGCAGCGCGCCCGGTTCGGCAGGCATGGGGTAGAGCGTGGCGTCGTTGTGTGGCACGTACAGCCGGTCGGAGTAGATGTGGATTTGCTCGGCTAGTCGCTCGTCGAGTTCGATCATGCGTCGCGCCATGTTGAACGTGATCCGGGCTTGCCGCTCATCTGATGCGACGACGAGCACTTGCGCGGATGGTTCGTCGTCGGCCAGGAGTGCGTACAGCGCTAGTGCTGCTGCGAGGCTGGTCTTGCCGTTGCCGCGTGGCATGGACACGAGCCCTTGCCGTGGACGTTTGCCGGTGGGCGGGTACATCGCTTTGATGATGTCCTGTTGCCAGCCGCGTAGCCGGAACGGACTCATAGCGCCGGTCCCTTTAGGCACCTTGACGAACTCCCGTAGGAACGCGTCGATTCGGCGGTAGTCGCGTTTGTCGGGAAGGGTGGACAGGTCGAGCGGTTCGTCCGCTACCTGACTCTTCGGCCCGTACTTCACGCGGTCCCTCCGGCGTCAAGGGTCTTGCCACAGTCATCGCAGTGGCCTTCGGTGACACTGTCGTGATCGCAGAGGGCCCGCTTCATAATCTCTCGCAGTTCGGCTGCGATCTGATCGCATTCATCGCAGTGGCCTTCGGTCGGTGGGAGCCCTTCGGTGGCGCACGTCGGTGCCTCGCTCATGCGGTCTCCTTTATGCGCCTAATGCATATCCTTGTGGGTGGGTTGGAATGTGGTGCCCTGTGCTCGATTTGGTCCTCCGCGTCCCCATTCTACCCCCCGTGAGTCGCCAATCACGCC